TAATTCTCTTTCTTGTTTTCTGCTATTTCTAAGATGCTTATAGCAATTTTCGTTGTATCCCATGAGTATTTTTTAAGGTTATTAACATTTTTCGTGTTTTACCTTACTACTCAGTACAATTTGTCTTATAATTTATACTATGTATAGTCCAGGCACTTGCTAACACGCTTTTAACAAACTTACAACATATTTCTGTAAACATTGTTAACTTTTTTCATTTTTTTTTTAATCGGCTTTTAATTGTCTAATAAACAACTTTTTAAGCTCATGATTTCATTAAATCATGAAGGCATACTCTACGTTCCTCTTCATCAGCTTGGCCATATAATTTTATTAATCTTTCTTTTTTAATTAGATTCCTTCGCTCATTTTCATACCTTTTTAACTCCCAATTTTCACTATCATCTCCATAGCCTAATCTTTTACTTTTCTGTCTTTTAACTTCCAAGAGTTTATAGTATTCTTCTTCTCCTTCACTAATATCAACTCTTACTCCATCCACATACCTTACCTGTTCATCCAACTTCTCTAACCATAGAAGCTCTTTCTCTTCATCACTATATATTTTATTTCTGTAATAGATCGGTAATGCTAACTCGATCCCTTGTCTCGTCTTGTACGTTTCAATCGTCTCCCCCTTAATATATTTATTACGCTCAATATCCTTTCTTTGCATATAATTACCACCAATGCCCTTACTTGTAAATATCTTGCTATTATATTCTTTATGCGCTTTATCAACTTTATTAATATATTTTACTATATAATTGATTGTCTTCCCATTGACATAATCCCCAATCCATATCTTTCCATAATTCCATTTCTCTTCGATTACCTCCTTCGTCTCGTCTGTCCATAACAAACCATGCATATGCACTCGTTCTGTATTCTGACTCCCTAACTCTGTAACTAACCAATGTCTTATTGTTTTTTTATATTTCTTTCTCCAACGCTCCGTAAATCTTCTAACTGCCAACCTACATATTTCATTGTCTCTATCGTAACCGCTCAGTCCTTTGATCTCATTATCCAATTTCTGCAATTCTCTTTCACTAAACGTGAACGTCACAAACTTCGCATTCTTATTTACTCTTATGTCCTCCTGTAATCTTACTTGCCATTGTCTTGACTTCTGTTTCCTACATTCTAAACATTTTCCACATCCAACGGGCACACTCAGTACCCGTTTGTCCTTTACCTCTGGTATTATACCACCATTTTTCTTATTCGGTACATACTTTCGGTTTCTTATCAACTTCGGATATAAACACACATTCTATATATCTCCTTTTAATGATATGCTTTTACTCCACATACTTTTAGTCTTTATATTGAATGCACCTCTTATTATTTCCATTAATACTTTCGTTCCCATATCAATCCACATTTCTTTCTTCCTTTGCTCATAATTTAACTCTGTAAATTCTTTACTTACCATCGTTCGAATTTTATCATAACTTACCGCATCCATATTCATTCCTACTCTTGCACTTTCTAATTCTAATTGACTATATGCTATATCTAATCTTTCATTAACTGCTTGCGTTTCTGTTGTTGTTAACTTCGTTTTTGCATCTATTAATTTTCCATTATTTATTGATTCTATCGCTTTACCTTTTTCTTGTAATATCAAATCATCCCATTGTTCTTCTTTTAAATCAAATTCTTGTTTCAAATTCTCTGTTTCTTGACCAATATTCTTTAAGAACGCATCAATTTCATCTTGCTTATTCGCATTTAATATCTTTTGATAATCACTCTGCAATTTTATATAATCTTTGCTTTCTTTCATATTAGCAATTCTTTGTTCTGCTTCTTTCGTATCAACTCCACCTGTTTTTTCAGTATTCGTCTCTATGTTTTCCGTTTCAGCATTTTTCTTCGCTATCTCTGCCATCATTAATGCACTTGATAAATCCATTGTTCTTTCTTGTGGCGCACTTCCGCCTGACGCACTTCCTCCGCCTTGACTTCCAGTAGTTGTTCCACCGCCACCGCTCATTCCATACATTAAAGCTGGGTTTAATCCCGCTTCTTCCATCATTTTTACCTGTGCTGGCATATTCGTTTTTCTCCACATATCCATTTGCAATTCATGTCCTTGTCTATTTAACTGCATTTGGTGATCTCTTTGAAATCCCATTAATTTCTTATTTCTATGATACCCTCGTTTTCCTTGGCCCATTCCACCTAACATTCCTAAGGCTCCGCCTATTACTGCTCCACCAGCTCCACTAAAAAATTCACTCATTATTTTATTTTTTATTTATTATTTTTCGCGCTTTTTTAAAGCGATTATTTTCCCTTGATATATAAGAACAGATGCGTACCGCCCCTGTTACTAATTGGGGGGACACTCATTAATCCCCCCTCTTACTAATTAGCTTTTTTCCCGCCTTCTGTTGACTTCGCTCCGCTAACATTATCCACTTTTAGATCGACTACTTTTGTCTCCTTTTTAGACTCTTCTTTAGGTTTACTCACACTCCCTTTAGCATCTCTCTTGGCTTGGATACTTCCAGACACCTTGTCCATTGCTTCACTTGCTACTTCCCATCTGTCCGTTCTGATATTATAAGCCGCTACCACACCATCTTTACGTTCCGTAAATATACTTGGTGCTCCATCCGTAATTGGCTCTTTATTACTCACTACTCTTTCAATTTTATGCTCTATCGGTTCACCTTCAACCACTTCTACACTTGTTAATTGACTCTTTCTGTATCTTGCTTTATATTTCGCTCTACTCATTATATCTTTTTTTAATTTTATTATACATTGTTATTGGGGGCGTTTCCACCCCCTCTAACTCAAACTAAACTAACTTACTCACTATAAGTTCGGTATTACCTTCGCTGACATTTTTCTTCTAGCTACAATTCTATTACTAATCTGTACCCAAAAGTTTTGACTATCTCTACTTGTCTGTGCAAATATTTGATTGTATTTACTCGGATCTACATACGTTGTTAAATCTGCTATTCCTGTTGCATCTTGCTCGTATCTTCTATTCAATGTCATAAACATCTCATTTCCTTTTACTGCAAAATTCCCACGACACTGATTCACATTTGTCATATAATTTATCCATGCCGGTTGTTTTCCCGCTGTTCCATACACCACATTTCCTGCATAATCGCATGTTGTATCAAACCATGCCATCTGATCTGTAATTAAATCCTGAAATCCTATCTCATCTAACGCCGGTTTATGTAAATCATTCATCGTTTTTAAGTTCACATCCCACTTATTTCCTTGACTGTAGTCAATTCTTGGTGTTATACTCACAATTCCTAATATATAACTAGGCTCACTTACTTTGATTTTTACTCTTCCACCTTTGTTCTTACCAGTTAATCTTCCACGTCCCGCTAATGTTCCCATAGGCTGATCTGTCCCATTTTCTACATCTAACACATCCGTTGTCGATACTACTTCCTCAAACGCTAGTTCTTTTATTAAACTTCCATGATATATCGGATTTTCCACGCTTTTACTTCTTTCATGCGTATATACTGCATCTAACCAATCATCATACGAACCTCCACTTATTGCGATTCTATTAAGCATATTATATACTTTATTCGCTAAGTTTAACGCATCAATCGTAAACTCATTTCCCGCTGTACTTACCGCAGTTACTTCATTTACTCCATTCGTTCCATCAATCCATTCTGTACTTATCCAATTATTAAATAAATCTGATTGATAAGTTTTAATTCCTAATCCCTCTTGACTACTTAATTTAAAGAATATTGCGTCTCCTGACCCAATACTTGTACCTTCATATCCTAATCCTAATCCATATGGTGCTGGACTTGTATCACCTATTTCAAACGCTGTTGTATCTCTTACTGCTTCTAGAATATCCATTCTCATATCATCGATATTACTCAAATCAAATTTTTCTAGTTGTGGTTCTCCTAGTCCTCTTGGCTCTGTATTTTCAATTGTTACTTGATCATTTTGCCATGTCTGTCCACTAGCTCTAGCTCCTGTATATCCTCTGAATGTCGTTGTTTGCGTACCATCATCATTTAATACAAACGTATTTTCTTGAAATATATCTACTGCATTTAACGTTACTCCCCCAAATATTACTTTAACATCATTAACATCTAATGTTCCATATTCCGCCAAATTGTTATTCCATTTTGTTTCCACCACTAATACAACGTCTCCGTCCACATTCGTATTAACTGTCGTTACTGCTGTTGGGTTTATATCATATTTTGCTTTTTCAGTTCCTAGATTATCATATGTAAATAACTCTACTTGTAACACTTTAAAGTCATTTTCTGTTGCTTTTTGGTGTATTACATATCCTCTTTCTTCTTGCTTATTCGCATAATAATTCTTATAAACATCCCAATATCCTAAATATGGTATTGCATTGAAAAATCTTTTTTGATATACATCTGTACCATTTTGTTTTCCTAATCCTCTCATATTTAGATAACTATATATTGAACTGCTGTTAATCTGACTATTATCTCCTTTAGTTGCATCATAATAACTATACATTTTTATCTGTGGTAATAATACCTCACTCATATCCATACCAATATTTAACATATTCATATGCAATTTCCCATTATATAATCTTATTGGACATTCAAATACATCTAACTGTACTTTATAACTCCCAAATAATGGTCCTAACGTTGGTAACGTTTTAACATCACAATCTAGATCAATATCGAAACTATCTCCAGGTAATCCTACCTCTGACATAAACGGTACTAATGTACCACTCGCCATTGACGATCTCCATATATAACCCAAATCATGCGTACTCCTCTCGTAATTTCTTAACGAAATTTCTTGCTTATTCCCAGAACCTAATCTGTCTCCGCCTAATTGTGTTTTCATACTTCTTCTTGTTTTTTGATTTTACTTTTTACTTCGTCTAATATCATCACTATTTGAATAATCCTATTCCAAGTGATTTTCTTTAATTGTTTCTCTATGTCCTTAGCATCATTCGACTTTTCTGTTAGTCTATAATTCCCCATAACTCCGAAACTATATCCATCCTGAGTTATTACCTCAAACGGACTATCTTTTATTTGTACTCTTTTTATGAGTTCTTCATTCGAAGATTCTTTTTTGCTTTTGCTTACATTCGGTTGTAATTGTTTTACTAATGTGTCTTTCATTTCTTAAATATTTAGTTGTTGATTTTAATTTTACGTACTCGCCATTTTCTAGGCGTCTTTTTAATATTATTTCTCCTGTGTCTCTATCTACATACAGACTTTCTGTTTTCCATATTGGATTCAATAATTCTCTTTCTTGTTTTCTGCTATTTCTAAGATGCTTATAGCAATTTTCGTTGTATCCCATGAGTATTTTTTAA